CGTCTTTGATGCGAGATGCCTTCGTGCATTAGAATAATTGAGAAGAAGGGTTTTGCTCAACGACACTTCCAGAGTATTAAACCTAGTATTTTCTTGCCTGAGTATCATACTACCTACTATCGTAGTCCTGTTACTCTTAACACAATCCGAAAAGATGTTCTGCAGTATGGTAATACCACTGCAGTTCCTACCGACTTCAGCTTCAAGCTCGCAACAATGGAAGCTCAGCGTGCCTTCTACCGACCTGGCATTGCAATGATCCATCTCAATGATGTCTTCCGACGTTCCGATCTTCGAATATGGTCCAGTTCCCCTGGGCTGCCATGGTCCCAATGGTATTCGACGAAGCGTGATGTAGCAGATAATCCTGTTGCCGTCCAGCAGATTCGCAAGTTTGCCCACCTGGTTAAGCTTGGTCATCGAATCTACGCACCCGACTGCTGCGCGTTTGTCCGTAGTCACTTGACGGATTCCCATCCGAAGATCAGGTCTATTTGGGGTTACCCAATGACTATGACTCTTTGTGAAGCAACCTTTGCTTTGCCATTGATTGAGAATTTCCAACGTTCTCACACTCCTTTGGCGTATGGATACGAAACGGCGCTTGGCGGCGCTATTCGGCTACGACGTGAACTCGCACCCTACAAACACTTTCTCGCTCTTGATTTCACGTGCTTTGACAAGACTGTGCCTAAGCAGCTTGTCGACTTTGCATTTGATATTTTGGGTTTGAATCTCGATTTTATCAACTATCGCGATTACGGTGTTGCTAGTGCGATTAATTCGTTCCGACTTTTCGAGTACTTACGTGAGTATTTCATCAATACTCCTATAAGGCTGTGCAATGGTGAGAGGTATCGCAAGTGCGGCGGTATAGCTAGTGGCAGTTATTTTACGCAGCTGGTTGGAAGTATATGTAACTACGTCGTGGTTCAGTATGCTGTTCACAGGTTAACGGGCTCTTTCTGTGAGTATATTCGGGTGTTTGGTGATGATTCCGTATGTGCGACAAAAACGCGTGTGGATTTGGACGATGTACAAGCTATCGTCAAGGAGCTTGGTATGGACATTAATGTTAGGAAGTCTGTGTCCACTGGTCTGATTAGCAACCTAACCTTTCTTGGTTATTCCATCAACGATGGCTACCCCACCAAAGACGTTGAGTCTTTGTTTGCTAGCCTCTATCTTCCAGAGCGTCCTGATACGTGCTGGGATGATGTTGCTTCTCGTGCCTGTGCCCTGTACTACTGCGACTTTGGCGCTCATCAGCGCTTTTCCGATCTGTGTCGCGACATTGTGTCTTACCGCGGTTTCCGCTTTAAGCTCTCACGGCCATTACAACGGCTTGTCGATAACATTGGCATCGAGGTCAGTACCACACTGCCTGATTTGTTTGACTTTATGAGAATGCTCAAACTGTGTTAACTGGG